CAATCACTCTCTGGCGCTTTGCGTTCCATTCAGTCTGATGCCGGTGCAACTGGTTCAGTCATTCTAAAGATGGACAAGACAGGCCATTGGGTTTTCGGTGCAGACCAGACCGAAGTTGAGGAAGGCAGCCTGTGGGCCGCTAACCCTTTCTCGTTCGTGCATGGCTTCATCGCATGGGGTAACGGCGAAGTGCTGGCTGAAAAGCTGGTGCCAGTGTCAGAGCCGCTGCCATCGTTGGACTTAGCGCCATCAGGTGCAGCACGCGGTTGGGAAATGCAGGTCGGTATGATGCTGGTATGCACCAACGGCGAAGACAAGGATATGCAGGCACGCTTCACAGCTACGTCAGTCGGTGGCAAGCGCGCTGTGCAGGCATTGGCTGTTGCCATTGCCGATCAGGTTGAGAAAGACCAAACAAAGCCGGTGCCATTGCTCTCGCTGAAGACTGAGCATTATCAGCACAAGACCTATGGCCGTATCTATACACCTATCTTTGACATCGTTGAATGGGTGTCGATGGATACTGATACGGTTGCCGAAACAGAGGACGCGGAGTTGGAAGTCGCCGCAGAACCTGAAGCCGCTGGGGGTGCGCGTCGTCGTCGTCGCGTAGTTTAAGGGGCGCGAAAGCCGGGGCGTCCACCCGCCCCGGCGAGTAGCAGAAGAGTGAGAACTTCTATGTCTAAATTATGGATTGACTTTGAGACGCGCAGCCGGTGCGACCTTCGCAGCCGCGGCGTGTACAATTACGCGCAGGACGCCAGCACCGACGTGCTGTGTATGTCCTACGCATTTGATGACGAAGACGTGCGGACGTGGCTGCCCGGTATGCCTTTCCCGCGCGCTGTCAAAGGTCATAAGGGACTGATATACGCGCACAACGCAGCGTTTGAGCGCCTGATATTCTGGTATGTCCTTGAGATCGACTTCAAGCTGGAGCAATTCTATTGCACCGCAGCACAAGCCCGCGCCAACTGTGCGCCGGGCAGCCTTGAGGATGTGGGCCGCTTCGCTGGCGCTACCATGAAGAAAGACCATCGCGGCGGACAACTAATCCGCCTGCTGTCCATCCCACAGTCCGACGGCACGTTCCGCGAGGACGCAAAGCTGATGCAGGAGATGGTCGATTATTGCGAACAGGACGTCAGGGCCATGCGCGCCATCGCGCAGGCGCAGCGTCCGCTGTCGGCTGATGAGTTGGCCGACTACCACACGAACGAGCGTATCAACGACCGCGGCGTCCTGCTCGACAGGCCGCTGGCGCAGGCGGCGGTGCGCTACGCTGAAGCTGAGATGGTCGAGATACAGAACATCGTTGCAGAGGTGACGCAGGGCGAGATAAAGTCCGTCCGCAGTCCCAAGATGCGTAAATGGGTGCTGGACAGGGTAGGGCCGCAGGCGCTCGAACTGGCTACCATACACAAGGACGGCGAGACTAAGCTATCTATTGACAAGAACGTGCGCGCTAACCTGCTCACGCTGGCGGAGGAGAATCCAGATGAAGTACCATCGGAAGTTGCGGAAGTCATCCAGTGCGCGGACGATCTGTGGGCATCGTCCGTTGCGAAGTTCCAGCGTGCAGCGGCGCTTGCTGATGAGGAAGATTTTCGAGTTAGAGGAGCATTTGTATTTGCAGGAGGCAGTGCTACAGGGCGTGCTTCATCATTTGGGCTTCAAGTTCATAACTTCCCCCGAAAGTGCGCCGCCGACCCTGCATTAGTGCGGCAGGCTATGGTGCGCGGACACCAGATCGTCCCCGCGCATGGTCGCCGCGTCACTGACGTGCTGAAGGGTATGCTACGCCCTGCGCTGATGGCCGACAAAGGCAAGCGGCTTATCGTTGCCGATTGGGCCGCCATCGAAGCGCGGGTGACGCCGTGGGCGTCCGACAGCATCTTTGGCGTCAGCAAGCTGGACATCTTTGCCAAGGGCGAGGACGTGTACAAGCACAACGCTATGGCGACCTTCCATGTCGGCTATGATGACGTTAACAAAGACCAGCGCCAGATCGGCAAGGTTCAGGAGTTGGCGTGCGGCTTTGCCGGCGGCGTCGGTGCCTTTGCCAGCATGGGCCGCATCTACGGGCTGCTGATGTCAGAGAGCGACGCGAAACGCATGGTGGACGCATGGCGCCGCGCTAACAAGTGGGCCGTGCCGTACTGGTCTGGCCTTGAAGACACCTATATGCGCGCCATGCGGAACAAGAACCGCGAGTTCAAGATAGGCCGGGTGACGTATATGTTCGACGGGCAGCACCTTTGGTATATGCTACCGTCTGGACGTGTGTTATGTTATCCTTTCGCTCGTTTTGACGACGAAGGCAACCTGACCTACGCGAAGGCTTCTTGGAAGCCAGCCGCTGACGCTAAGGAATGGCCAAGGGCGCGGCTATGGCGCGGTCTGGCGTGTGAGAACATCACACAGGCTGTCGCCAACGACTTGCTGCGCTACGCCTTGCGGCAGTTGGACGATGTAGTGCTGCACATCCACGATGAAATCGTCTTGGAAGTGCCAGAAGATGACGCAGAGGCCGCCGCAGCGCGGCTGGTGCAGATAATGTGTACGCCGCCACCTTGGGCCGCAGGGTTACCCCTGAACGCTGAAGTGGCAATCATGCAACGATACGGAAAGTAAGGAGAACCGCGATGAGTGAGGATCGCACGAAGTTCATAGACTATATAATAGGTCTGGCCGCCGACACAGTCGGCGAGACAGCCCTTGTGGTGCGCCAGAAGCCGCAACACGACAGCGACGGTAACCTGATGTATCATTCGGATGGAGCGCCGAAGGCTACATTTCCTGCGTTCCTACCAGAAAAGACCCGCATCAAGGAAGGCGAGGCGTGGTATGTCAACACAGGCTCGTTCATCGTTGACCGCTTTGTAGACGGCAAGCCGGCTGCCAAGTCTAGCAACGTCGAGTATGTCCTGTTCATGATGCTGGACGACGTCGGCACTAAGTCGAAAGAGCCGCCGCTTGCGCCGACATGGGTGCTGGAAACCAGCGAAGGGTCGTTCCAGTGGGGCTACGCGTTCAGCGAACAGCCCAAGAAGGGCGACTTCTGCGCTGCCATCAAGGCGATTGCCGACGCTGGCTACACTGATCCCGGCGCGACCAACGCTGTCCGTAACTGCCGTATCCCCGGCAGCGTCAACTTGAAGCGCGGACGCGGTAACTTTGCCGCGCGGCTGGTTGAGTTTCACCCAGAGCGCGAATATACGCTGGACGAAATCTGCGAGGCGCTGGACGTCACGCCAGAGGAAGGCGACACAGCCGAATATAAAGCCGTGCAGTTGCGCGACACTGGGCTGGACAACGTCCTGACATGGCTTGCGGACAACAACCTAGTCCTTAGCCATCCTAACGCTGACGGCTGGTGCGGCATCGTCTGCCCTAACCATGAGCAACACAGCGACGGTATGATCGAAGCGCGCTACAAGCCGCTGGATCGTTCGTTCTGCTGCTATCACGGCCATTGCCAAGACCTAGACAGCCGCACCTTTCTTGATTGGGTAGCCAATGAGGGCGGCCCGAAGGTAACGCCGGGCTTGCGTGATGAATTAATTGCTGAACGTCTGTCGCTTATGTACGACAAAATATCACCGACTGAAGCATTCCCCGACGAGGCCGCAGCCCGTGTGCGTGAGGTCGAGAAAAAAGAAGCAGGACGGCTGGAACAAAGCGAGTGGTTCGAACGTTTCGCATATATCCAGTCCGATGACTGCTACTTTGACATGGTGACGCGTCAAGAGATAGCCCGCAACGTCTTCAACGCGTTGTTCCGTCACGTTGACTGCCGTTCCATCCACAAGAAAACACAGCGTGTGCAGTCGTCCATCTATTTCGATGAGCGCCGGCAAGACCGCGGCGCGCCTGCACTGGCTGCGGTGACGTTCGCCGCTGGCGATGACGTGCTGGTGACGCGCGACGGCTTGGTTTACGGCAACCGCTGGACAGACGCCCGCCCTGACGTGTCCGGCAGCGACGCAATCGCCGACCATGACGTCGAGCCGTGGCTAGAGCATTGCCGCGACCTGATCGCGGACGATAAGGAACTAGACCACATCCTTGACGCTATGGCGTTCAAGATACAGCATCCTAACGTCAAGATGAACCATGCGATCCTGATCGGTGGTGACGAGGGCGTCGGCAAGGACAGTATGTTCCAGCCCTTCCTGTGGGCGCTGGGTGGTCAACACTGGCGCAACAGGTCAGTCATTGAGGCCGGCGGCTTGGACAGTCAGTGGGGCTACGCCCTTGAGGCTGAAGTCGTCATTCTGAACGAATTGAAAGAGCCAGAGGCACGCGAACGTCGGGCGATGGCTAACAAGCTGAAGCCGCTCATTGCTGCGCCGCCTGAAACGCTGACAGTCAACCGCAAGGGGATGCACCCCTATGAGTTGGTCAACCGCTTGATGGTGATTGCATACACGAACGATCCGTTGCCTATCACGCTGCCGACACAAGACCGTCGCTGGTTCTGCGTGTGGACGCGCGCGCCGCGTATGTCACCAGCCGCAGCCGATAAGCTGTGGGGCTGGTATAAGGCCGGCGGCTATGAGAAGTGCGCCGCATGGCTGTGGCAGCGTGACGTGTCTGCGTTCAACCCTGCCGCTGCGCCGCCTGTCACCGAATGGAAACTGAACATGGTCGAGCATGGCATGAGTGTAGCCGAGAGCTACCTTGTGGACATGATGCGGACGCGGTCGGGTGTGTTCTCTGATGGCGTCATCGGTGGGCCTTTCCATCGCATATGTGACGCGCTGGCGGTCAACGTGCCTGCGGGCGTGAAGATACCGCAGGCGGCGCTCTTGCACGCTCTAAAAGAGGCCGGCTGGGTTGACATGGGGCGGATTGCGTCGATTGAGTATCCGACAAAGAAGCATATTTTCGTATCGCCTGAAATCAGCAAGCGCAACAAATCAGAGTTGCGCCGCAAGGTCGAGGAATTACCCAAGTCTGGGTTCATGCCGTCGATTGGCAAGAATTGACATGCGATATCAGTCGATGATATACGGTTAGGGTTGGCAATGCTCCGCTAACCTGATTAAACCCCCGGCGTCCTCACTCCGCCGGGGGTTTTTTATTATTTCTTTTCCCGTATCTCCAACCCACGGGCGTCCAGTGCGGCGCGGAATAATTGACCCGCTTCTGGATCGTTAAAATGGGAGAACGAGTCGCCCCATAGACTGTTTAACACTTCCACCAACGGGTCGGACTTAGGCTTGCCAATGATAAAGCGTTCCAATGGCTCACCGCTTGCGTTGTGATAGCTGCCGTAATACGCAAACAACGCATCGCTCACCTCTTGCTTAAAGGCTTTATGCTGTTCGATGGCGCGGCAAAGGGCAAACGTAACAATATCACTTTTGCCAAATAGTGCGGCGTAATCAATCGGTGAACCGCCACTTTCGGCAAACAACTCATTCACCAGCGCCAAGGCTTTTGCTTCAATGCTATCGTCTGTCATGTTCTATCCTAACCTAGTGATGAAGGTTACACCTTCCTTGGTGCGGCACTTGAACGACTTTCCGTTCCTGATCCCGTATTGCGAGACGTTGCGGCTGGTGCGCTTTGCATCGCCCCTGTTGATGGCTGGCATGGTAGCCACCTCGCCAACGTCTAGCGTGCCCATTGGGTATATCATTGGGCGGCTCATTTCAGTAGTCCCCGTGCAATGCAGGCTTGGCGCAGATGCTCCGGCCTAAAACCCCATATCTTATAGACGCTCCCGTATGTCTGGCAGACTAGGGACAAGTGCCGTTCATGGCGGCGCAGTTCGTCTTTCAGTCGTTCGTGCTTTTCAATGGCGCGGGCTGCTACGCGTAGCAGATCCAATTCTGGATCAATGTCATCATCATCCGCAGGGATAGGTTCGATTGCTTTTATATCAGTCATGTTTCGGTGTCCTTTACAGTTTAAGGTTCGGTTGCGGTGCTGGCCGTATGTCGCACAGTCGTTTGAGCCAGTAGGCTTGCTCAGGGCCTTCTGATCGTGCGGCATGGTAGCGGAACAAGGCAACGGCTAGGTCGTCATATCCCACCCAGTCGTGCGTCATTATGAGCGGCGAGGGCTTCATGGCCTTGGGATTGTGTTTGCGTGGCATTAGTCGCGCCTCCGTTTAAGAGCTAAAAGCTCTTTCGTATCGCGCACCCATGCGTTGCTATACCACCTATAAAGCTTGTGCGTCGCCCATAGTAGTGTGAGCGTGAAGGCTTGCGCGCTTAACAGCGCGACAATTGCTAGTTCGTATTGTGTCATAAGTTAATCATCCAGTAACAAGGTCAAAAGGAAAAGGGCGGCACCGGCTAACAGCGCCGTCATTTGGTCCCGCGTAGGGTGTCGTTTTGGTGCTGCAATTCGGCGGCCTCTGCTTGCCAATGGTCGCAACGGGCGTTCAGTTCGACAACCTCATTCTTTAAGGCCTCTAGTTGTTCTTCGACGTGCCAAAGCTCTTCGAGGCGTTCGCCTAACACTAGGGCTAGATCGTTGTCGCAATAGCGCGCTGCTTCCATCAATGCGCTGTCTGACAGCATACGGAAATAGGTTCTATCAGTCATTATACGGTCTCCAGCATACGATCAGCGCCAACGATAGGCGCCATTGAGTAGGAACCCCAAGGCTTGACTTGTTCGACGCCGTCCCAAACTTTAATTTTGAGGCGGTCGCCGGCGGCAGTAACGATTGTTTTGTCGGTGCGCTTGGCGACGGTGACGCGCACAATCGTGTCATAGTCCGCTACACTACGCGTGTAATAGGTTTGTCCGGGTTGAAACTTAATCATCTCACTTTGCTCCTGTTGTAGGCACTAGCGCCAGCCTCGGCGCGGATTGCTCCGCGCTCCGGTGGTGCTAGTTTTTCAAGAATGTGTCGGTGAGCGTCGCAGCGGCATATTCTTCGGCATATGTCCGCATAGGCATAAGGACGGCAAGGCAATCGGTGCGAGGTGCACGCGTGTCGTTCCGGTTCTCCATAGGGCGCGGGAACGTCACAAGCGCCGGTTGGTCCCCATTCTGGTGCAAGCGAAACTGACAAGCGCCATCCTTCTTACCGTCGCGCAGCGCTTGGGCCATTTTACCTAGGGCCGCGATATATTGCGGCTGATAGTGTCCAGCCACAAGCGCGTCTGGTGCCGTTGGAATGATACGCGTCCATTCGGGGAATGAACCGTCAACCGGCGCAAAGTGAACGCGCGCGTTGCCGTATAATATCCACCACAAGCCAGTCGCGTCGCGTTCCACAACATAGCAAAGGCCTTTCGACCGTCCAGCGGCCTTGCCAGCTTGCACGACGGCCTCGGCTGGCACGATGACACCGGCGAGGTTATGCGCGTGGATATCATACGCCGGCCGAACGTCCTGCAGCTTGAAAGCGTCGTTGCACCGGCCAGCGAATGCCATGTGTCCATTCGTTGCGACGACGAACCCACGAGCGTCCAGAAAAACACCTTTGAGGTAGTGGCGCGTCTCTTCTTTCGAAACGCATTGCATAGCCGCGTCGATGAAACCGGCGTTAATTGAGATAGTGATAGTTTCGTTAGTCATTTTACTGTCCTTTATTTTACGGTGGTGGTGGTGGTTGTAATATTAGAGATGAATGAGGCCGGTGTCGGCCATGCGCGTCGCGTAGTGGATAGGGCGTTCATATCGACCGGTGACGCCATCGCGGTAGATCGAGATCCACCGGCCAGCGATCGCAAGCGCGACCGTAGCGCCGTAGGGAACGCTGGCAGTAATCGGCCAGCGATCGAGCAGGCCTTCACTGTCCAGCGCGTCGTTAAGAGTTTCAAAATAGTTTTGCATGTTGTGTTGCTCCTGTTGGTGGTGGTGTTACGCGTCGACGACGAACGACGACGACAGCAGCGCTTCGGTTACGATCGCCGCGGCGCACTCTTCGGCGCTGGCGAAAGCGTCGGCATAGGCAAAGCCCATTGCGTCGATGCACGCGCCCAGCAGACGGTTGCTGGTGCGGATGTAGCCGCGCGGATCGGCGCAAGTTTCGAAATCGCCAGCGCGCAGTTGCTGCGACAACAGCGCGTCGATCGCTTCGAAATCGGCGAGGGTGATTGTGTGAGGCATATTGTGTTGCTCCTGTTGTGTGGTTGGTGCCCTCTTATGTGCCCTCTTAATCATACTGTCAAGCGACAAAATGTGTTGCACATAAAAATAATTGTCGACGATCGTTCACCCGGTCGACGATCGGCGATCGTTCACGCGTTCACCCGGTGCGCGATCGGCGTGAAAAGCTGGGTCATTTGTTGGGCTGTGAAAAGTGGCAAAATGACCCAGTGAAAAGTGACGGCTATCTGCGCGTCGCAGAGGAAACTAGGCGTTCTGGGTAGTGGTTTGTAATTTAACAGAGATATTAAAAATATAACCATATAGGTTATGCGTATATATTAGGGCAGTTGAAAACCGATAGCCCAGATGACCCAGAACGCCCAGCGCGTGTTAGTCATGTAATACACCTACGCCGATCGACCGGCCTCGATCGTTGCGCCGATCGTCGACGCAATCACTCAACTCGTCGGCGACTTGTTATGTCATGACCCAGAACGCCTAGTGCTTGACGTTAACGTCAACCCAGCCGATATGTTTTTTACTGACATCGGTGTAAGCAGGATCGGAAAGGCCAACGCAGAATCTGCGCGATCGTTTCAAGCCGGGCGCCGTCGGGCAGGGGGGTGGGGGTGGCAGGGCCGAGCGCCGCGTGACTGTCACGGTCACATAGCGTGAGCAATTTTTATTTTTTTTAAAATGTTGGTGCATCAAAGCCTGTTGCATATCTGCACCCGGTAGATTATTGTACGCCCAATGACCTTCTACTCACTGCCATTTACACCAGAGCGGACGCAGGCCACCGAGGCGCGGCTGGAGTCTATCTATGAGGCTGCCAAGTACGGGCTTAAAGGTGACAGCCTCGCTATGGCCGCTGGATTAACCCCGCGTCAGTTCCGCGTGCTGGCCGACGCTGACCCGCTGGTGGAGATGGCTGAGATCAAAGGTCGCAGCGACGGCGAGTACACTGCGGCCAAGACCATGTATGAAGCGGCACGCGATGGCGACAGCAAGGCTGCGCTGGAGATACTCAAGCATCAGCACGGCTGGGTAGCCAAGCAGCAGATTGACGTGAACATCGACCAACAGATAAGCATTACAGGCGCGCTGGAAAAAGCACAGTCGCGCGTCATCGAAGGGCTGTACACTGACGTAACACCCCGCCTAGAGGATAACACACATGCAGCAGCCGATATATTCAGCGCAAGACGAAATGGAGTTGATGGCGCGGCTGTGGTCGCCCACACTGAAAGATGACCCCCTAGCGTTTGTGCTGTATACATTCCCGTGGGGGCAGCAGGGTACACCGCTGGAACATTTCCCCGGCCCGCGTAAATGGCAGCGTCAGATACTTGCTGACCTGCGTGACCACATCAAAGCGAATAACGGCAAGGTTGACTTCGACACTGCGCGGCTGGCGATAGCATCAGGCCGCGGTATCGGTAAGTCAGCCCTCGTAAGCTGGCTGGTGATCTGGATGCTCTCTAGCAGGATCGGCTCAACGACCATCGTGTCGGCAAACTCTGAGGCGCAGTTGCGGTCGGTAACATGGGCGGAAATTACCAAGTGGCTGGCGATGTCCTTGAACAGTCACTGGTTCGAGATAGCCGCCACACGCATCATGCCAGCCAAGTGGCTGACGGAACTGGTCGAGCGAGACCTCAAGAAAGGTACACGCTACTGGTCAGTCGAGGGGCGGCTGTGGTCGGAAGAGAACCCTGACGCCTACGCAGGGGTTCACAACTTCGACGGTGTGATGCTGATTTTCGACGAAGCCAGCGGTATTCCAGATAGCATCTGGTCGGTCAGTGATGGTTTCTTCACAGAGAATACGCCGCACCGCTTTCATCTGGCCTTCTCCAACCCGCGGCGCAACACTGGCTATTTCTACGAGACGTTCCACAGCAAGCGGGCGTTTTGGAATACACGGGTGATTGATGCCCGCGATGTCGAGGGTACAGATAAAAACCTGTACCAGCGCATCATCGACGAGTACGGGCCAGACAGCTACCAAGCCAGTGTCGAAGTCTACGGTAACTTCCCGTCAGAAGGTGACGACCAGTTCATCGGCAGCAATCTGGTAGACGACGCTATGAAGCGGCCACCCATCAAAGATGACAGCGCCCCCATCGTAATAGGGGTAGACCCTGCACGCTTCGGGGCGGACGCTACCGTCATCGCCATACGGCAGGGCCGTGACATCCTAGAGTTGCGGAGACACCGCGGGGCGGACACGATGGAAGTGGCTGGCTACGTCATCGACGCTATAGAGCAGTTCAAGCCTGCGCTGGTCTGCATCGACGAAGGCGGGCTAGGAGCAGGCGTCGTGGACCGGCTGAAGGAACAACGGTACAAGATACGCGGCGTGAACTTCGGCAATAAGGCCAAGAACCAAATTATGTGGGGCAACAAGCGCGCAGAGATGTGGGGCGCCATGCGCGACTGGCTCAAGACGGCGCACATCCCCAGCGATAGGTTCCTGAAGACCGACCTCATCAGCCCGCGCACCAAGCCGGACAGCAAGGGTACACTGTTCCTCGAAAGCAAAAAAGATATGAAGTCACGCGGGCTGGCGTCGCCTGACGCAGCAGACGCCATAGCGGTGACGTTTGCATTTCCTGTAGCTTCTAGAGATCCACGTCAAGGACGCGTTGACAGACGCGCCTCAAGCGGGTATTCTCCCGCTGGATATTCTACAAGTTGGATGGGCAGTTAGCCATGGCAGCCAAAAAAGGTCTCTACAGTAACATCCACGCCAAGAAAGAGCGGATTGCCGCTGGATCAGGCGAGAAAATGCGTAAACCGGGTGCTAAGGGCGCCCCCACAGCCAAGGCGTTTAAAGAAAGCGCCAAAACCGCCAAGAAGGGTAAGTAATATGCCATCAGGTAAGAAGAATATTTACGGTGAACGCAGCAAGGCGCTTTACAAAGCTGGTGATATGGCCGGCGAAATAGGCGCTCAAAGAAACGCTGCTGCCGCTGCTCGTTTGGCAGGCCGCAAGCCCGACGCAGCCAAGATTACGGCGCGCGAAGGCCAAACAAATGCATCCGGTGCCCGCGCACCGGTCAAAATGCCAGCTAAAACGCCAGCACCAAAGCCAGTGCAAGTTACGCGCACGACGGTTGCGTTTAAGCCGTCGCCAACAAAAAAGAAATAATCATGCCTCTGGTGAAGTCGCCTAGCAAAGCCGCGTTCCGCAAGAACATCAAGGCCGAGGTAAACGCCGGAAAACCTGTCAAACAGGCGGTCGCAATCGCGTACAGCGTAAAACGCGAAGCCGCTAAAAAAGGTAAAAAGTAACCGCAATGGCTGATCCGACAGGTATTAACAAAGTAGGCGACGTAGCTGACCGCGGTAGCGATCCAGCGAACACCCGTGGTGACCCTGACACAATGGCAACCATGCGCCACCGGCTACAGATGTCGATGGCAGCCTATTCGGACAGCCGTGAAGACGAACTGGACGACCTGCGGTTCATGGCTGGCAGCCCTGACAACCAGTGGCAGTGGCCTGCTGACGTGTTGGCGACCCGCGGTGCGGTACAAGGCCAGACCATCAACGCACGGCCATGCCTGACGATCAACAAGCTGCCGCAGCACGTCCGTCAGGTGACGAACGAGCAACGCCAGAACCGCCCTGCGGGTAAAGTTATCCCTGTCGATGATAATGCTGACATTGAAGTGGCAGCAATCTTTGACGGCGTCGTGCGGCATATTGAGTATATGTCCGACGCTGACGTAGCTTACGACACCGCCTGCGACAACCAAGTGACCTACGGCGAAGGCTATATCCGTCTCATTACGGAATATTGCAACGAAGAGACCTTCGACCAAGACGTTCGCATCATGCGCGTCCGCAACTCGTTTAGCGTTTACATGGACCCTACGATCCAAGACCCATGCGGCGCTGACGCAGAGTGGTGTTTTGTCACGCAGGATATGACCAAAGACGAGTATGAGCGCGAATTTCCTGATGCGACACCTATTTCGTCGATTTTGTCCACCGCTGTGGGCGATGAAAGCATGTCGGCATGGCTCGACGAAGACACTATCCGCGTCGCGGAGTATTTTTACTACAAACGCAAGCGTGAAACGCTGAACCTGTACCCAGATAACGTTTCTGCGTTTAAAAATACCGACATGGATAAGCAATTACGCGCCATGTACGGCAAACCTGTCCGCACACGGGAAGTAGACCGCAAAAAAGTCATGTGGATGAAGACCAATGGCTATGATGTGCTGGACGAACGCGAGTGGCCGGGTAGCTGGATACCTGTGGTACGCGTCGTAGGTAACGAATTTGAGGTACAAGGGCAGATTTACGTGTCCGGTCTGGTGCGGAACGCCAAAGACGCACAGCGTATGTACAACTACTGGACCAGCCAAGAGGCAGAAATGCTGGCGCTGGCACCAAAAGCACCATTTATTGCCTATGGCGGCCAGTTCGAAGGCTACGAGAACCAGTGGAAGACTGCCAACACGACCAACTGGCCGTATTTGGAAGTCAATCCAGACGTCACAGACGGCGCTGGGAACGTTTTACCGCTTCCGCAGCGTGCAGCCCCACCGCTGCCCCAAACAGGGCTGATACAGGCTAAAATGGGCGCTGGTGAAGACATCAAGTCCACCACCGGCCAGTATGATGCCTCTTTGGGCGCACAGGGCAACGAACGGTCTGCAAAAGCCATTACCGCACGCGAAAAGCAGGGTGATGTCGGCACGTACCACTATGTTGACAACCTTGCCCGTGCGATCCGTCACATCACCCGCCAGCTTGTCGATATTATACCTAAGATTTACGACACACAGCGCATTGCACGCATCATCGGCGTTGATGGCGAAGTCAGCATGGTCAAAATGGACCCAATGCAGGCCGAACCTGTTAAGGAAATTCGTGACCAAAATGGCGGTTTGATTGAAAAAATCTATAACCCGTCCATCGGCACATACGACGTTATGGTCACCACTGGTCCCGGCTACATGACCAAGCGTCAAGAAGCACTCGACGCCATGTCAACGATCTTGCAATCCAACCCGCAGCTTTGGACTGTGGCCGGCGATTTGTTCATCAAGAACATGGATTGGCCCGGAGCGCAGGAAATGGCGAAGCGGTTCAAGAAAATCCTTGACCCTAAAGTCTTGCAAGAAGGCGATCAGTCACCTGAAATCATGGCCGCCAAGCAGCAGATCGAAGCCCTGTCGCAAGAACTCAACCGCGTCTCTGACATCATGGAGAACATCCAAGATAGCGCGGAACAGCAGAAAATCTCCATCGACAAGTACAAGGCTGAAGTGCAGGCTTACGAAGCTGAAACCAAGCGCATCTCTGCGGTACAAAACAGCATGACACCTGAGCAAATTCAGGATATTGTCATGGGTACGATTGCAGGCGCGCTGGATACAGGCGACTTGATTGGCGGTTCACCTGAAATGCGCGAAGTACCGCAGATGGACGAG